TTTACTTTTTCATGCGCAGAAACAATAGCAGTCCAGTTAATTAATAAATCACTTGTTATTGATCTTGTAACATTATTTTGACCTTTTATTATTTCAGCAGAATTTTTGTTAAATAAGGGAGCGTAACGCTGTTTATACCATGTAACCCATGCTAAGAATTCATTCATACTCTCAGCATCAATATTAGGCCTTTGCCAGTCTCTTAAGATATCCGTTACTTGTTTTTCAGTAATACCATTAGAAGTAAATGCAGAAACAGTATCCTTTGTTCCTAGACCTGTTGTAGATGCCGGACCTTCTATCTTATTACTAGGATCTGCTAATATAGCTGCTTCAAATTCAGGAGAGTAATCTGGACTGTTGGGGTCAAGTCTACTGTCATAATTCGCGCTTCTAGGGTCTGTACTATAAATTTCACCAGCCATTAATTAACTCCTTGCTTGTCAATCTCACCAAGCTTCTTCTCGATCTTTGCGGCAACCTTAACCATCCAATCAGGTCCAAGATTTTGCACGATTTCCATTTGTTCTTGAGGTTGCATTGCAACAAAAGATTGACGTACCATAGAATCTAATAGAGTATCTTCTGGATATGTAGATAAAACATGTTCACGTATTTTTAATAATGCATCAAAGATAGAGTCGTCTAGTTTTTCAGCATAAGGTTTTTTAGCCATTAAACCCCCGGACCCATCTCTAGATTAGCTAAAGGATTTTCTTCTGGTACTGGGAGAGGCATTGGGTTATCTGCCATTCCTTGACTAGCCCCCATTTGTGCTAATAGCCCTTCCATTTCCATTTGCTCTGGCGGAGGGTCCATAGGTGCGGGTGATTGAGGTGTTCCTTGTTGACTCATTTGACCCCTCATAGATAGCTCATCTGGAGTCATTGGAGCTCCTTCCATTCCTTCAGGTTGCCCCTCAGCAGCTGCAGCCATCTCTTCTTGTACCATCTGTTGAATTGTTGACCTCTGCGCTATTGTTTGTAACTGTGAATCAATGAGTTGTTGCATAACCATTGGGTTATCTTCTGTACGCGTACTTAGGATTTCATCTCTCCATGCATCAGGATCTTGCGCATGTAGTAATCGTTTCATCACAACCTTTGCGGGCATTAGTTCTGAATTCTTTAGAGTCGCTGCAGCAGATACATTTCGTAGTTCTTCGAGTGGGAACCGTGCCCTTAAGTGTACTTTTGTATTACGCATTCCTTTTGTATCTTTACCCTTTATATTAAAAGCAAAGGATTCTACATTATCTTCTGAGTCCATGCGACCCATAACTTCGATGTTGTTTTCCCATGAGTACCTCTGCATAAGTCCAACTACTTTTGCATTAACATCTTCTAAAGCCATCTGCGCGTTCTCTACTGGCTTGTATATTTTAATTAGGGAAGCTTGTTGTTGTGCAATCGTATCAATACCACTAGCACCGGACTGCGGTAATGAGAAGCCTTCTTCATCTATTTGAACTCTAAAGAAGTTAGTAAGCTGGTCTAGATCAGGTAAAGAACCTCTAAATTGGAGGTAGTATACGTCTTCACCTTCAAGGATTTCAATTGTACCAGATCCTGGCTCTATCTCTACAGGCTCATCATTTACACGTTTAATAACCATTGTTGGGTCTGCATACAAATCTGCAATACGCATGTGTCTATTAAGCAACCACTCCATTTCTGAAACACTGTCTACAAGTGCGTAGTTAACAGATAGCCCCATATTCCCACCTGCTTTTGAGGTAGTCTTCGCACAATGAAATATCGTAAAAGGAAGACAATCGTAAAATTTCATAACTGAAGGTCGCATTACAAATTGGTTATGCGCACTAACTGCATGTATAATTTGGTCACCTTCCCACGCCCAATAATCAATTACTTCAACTTCTTTTTCAGGATGTAGAGGAGCTGTATAATCGAGTTCTTCATCAAGGTGGTCTTCATCATTATAATTTAGAGAAACACCCCACTGTTCTTCTACTTCGTATACCTTCATCCAAGTACGGTGTACAACAGCTTTCCACTGCTCATGAGTTCCCCCTGCTATTGGGAAGATCTCTCTTGGGTCTAGATTTTTAATTTCTACTGGAAAGTGGTACATAGGTCGATCACCCTGAAAATCTCTATCATCATCAGCGTATTCATTACGTGACCACGTAGTTCTTAGTACACCCCATCCGTACAGAAGTTGGTTAAATATGGCATCGTGTACGGGATTACCACCCCACCTACGACTATTTAACTGATATACACTATGTAACATTCGTACTACTTTGTCCGCACGAGAAGAATTAGAAAGCACTTCAATGATAGGTTCTTCTCCTGTCATCATAGTATGTGCGCGTTGTACTGAGGAAAAAGGGATGTTAAGTGTAACTAAGTGTTCATTTTCAATGTTAGTTGTATTATCAATTTGTTCTGAGGAAGGTACGTCTGTAGTTTTAGGGATGGAACGATCATAATGATCTCGATAATAAAACTTCTCTTGTCTACTAAATTCTTGGTCTCTTTCAAAATAAAAGCTTAGTGACCATTTTAAATCTGCTAACATCCGTTCAAGAAATCGCTCATCTCGCTCTTGGTTAGATTGTATTTCTGCTTCCCCGCTACCAATCTCAATCCCTCTAGCGTATAGTACTTCTCTCATTATAGGTGCCTCGTATTAAAATGTTTTTTTATAACTTGCTTTCGTCTTGGCCTATTCTTACTAGCAATAAACGATAAGTCTTTCGCCATCAATGCAACACCCATACTACTCACTCGATCATCATGTCCTGAACCTTCTGCGCCAGTTTTCTGCCCTTTTCTGATGTAAGACTGCGCTTCGTATACAAATTCCATATCTCTACAAGTTAAGGTTCTTTGAGCAATTTCTGTTTGAAGTCTTGACTCCATTATTGCTTTCGTTTTTGAATTTGTGGGCCAACCTTCTTTGTTATCTCCATCCCCCGTCTTACGATCTTTTTTATAAATAAACACGTTAGTGTAATTAAATACATTTTTTAATGCAGATAGCACTGCGTAGCCGTGGTTATTTCTTTCCACAGTTAGCAATGCACGATTAAAACATTTACCTAACGCTGCAAGAAGTCCTGCAAAAGTATCCGGGTCGTATCTACCTGCGATACTCGCATATTGTTCACCAGTTGCAGCATCAATTATTTGTGCCACTGACAGGTCTCCGTTAGGCTCACCACCTGCAGGGTCTGCTCCGATTATAAAGCCTTGCCCTACTCTAGGAGTTGACCACACTTTTAGTTCAGGCCAACTTTGTTGAAGATCTTGTAAGTATCCATTTCTAGAAGATAAATCGGCTAGAGACAGAGGTTCCCTACAAAAGGTCTCTGCTATATATTGTAACCCATCTAAGTCAAAAATGCAACCCCCTGTAGTAATAAAAGATTCCAAAGGACTAGAAGGGTACTCTTGTGCGAAAAGCTTCTCATCTGTATAACTAGACTTCTTCTCCTCGTACCAATCTTCATTTCTTCCCGGTCTTAAATGGTATGGGAGGAACACTCCATCAAACCCATTATCGTGTGCTTCAGCACCTTTCCACATTTTGTAGTAGAAGTTACCTAATCCATTAGCAGTGCTTACTCCAATGAACTGTCCACCTGCATCTATCGTTGGTGAGAGAGCAGCCCAGTTTTTCTCAGCATGTGGATGGAATGCCCACTCATCTGCAATAACAACAGAGGCAGTTTCAGAACGTCCTGCATCTTCAGTAGCGGGTAGTGCAAATACAACAGAGTGATGAGACACGTTCCCCTTAGCATTACGCTGCTCAATTTCTATCTCTTTTTTATTGTCATTGATTAATGGTCGCCATTTGCGTATCCATTGGGGTAATCGAGAGTATTGGAACTTTACTTTCAGAAGAAGCTTCTGTGCTTCATCTTCTCGTTTAGATAACATAAGTATGTTTGCGTTATTATAAAAGAGTGCTTTATGCAATGCGTAAGAAGAAGCACACCAAGATACACCTAACTGTCTACCTTTAAGCACAATAACTCTATCGCTTCTGTGGAAGGTATTTAGTAGTTCTTTCTGAAAGTCCCAAAGTTTAAACGGAAATGTTTCAAAAGTTTGCGGGTCGTTGATTTCACAATATGTTTCAAGAAAATATACAATATCTTCTTTACACTTGAGAATCTCCTCCAGCTGTTCCTTCTGACTCAGCTCGTCGTTCTTCAAGTCTTTCGAGGATTTCATCGAGGTCGCCTGTGTTACCACTCTTGTGTGTTACCTCCACTCGACTCTTATTTACTCCACCTAGATCAATTAAGCGATCTATAGCATATTGTACTACACGTACATTTGTATGATCTAACATAAGTACAAGCTTGTGTATTGCTTTGGCTAATCCAAACGCAGTTACTTCTGCAGCCATAATTACAGGCTGTGTAGTAACCTTCTCGTATACAATACGAAAGTCTTTATTTTGTTGTTTCCATGAGTAGGCTGTTGCAGGAGATATACTAGATGCTTCGGCTGCCTGTTTGTCAGATAGCCCATATAGTTTGCCTACAAGAAATTGTTCTTGATTTGCATTTAGAGATTCTATTAGACCACCGGCTCCTATAAGAGGATTAGGTGTTATTAAAGACTCTATATTCATTTCAGAGTGGTCGAGATCTGCATCGTCGTCCATCATCTGAGTTAATGAAAGTAACGAATTAGCTGGCATTTTTACCCCATTTGCATAAGTGTGCCGGTTATGGTATACTTTTATGGTAACACAAGATCGGAGTACTGTCAATGCCTAGAATCAATTATAAAGAAATGGTAC